GACACCTAGAGGACACCTAGAGGACACCTATTTTAAAAGGTGTCCTCTCTGAAATCCTTTTAAATACTAGCCTTAGGACACCTAGGACACCTAGGACACCTATTTTATATATTTATATATTTATATATAGAGATAGAGATATATCATGCTACTCTCTGAAAAAACAGGTGTCTGGTGTCCTGGTGTCCTCGAAAACGCTACATCCCGCACCAGGCCTGGGTTGTAGCGAGGACACCTTTTTTTATGAAGGTGTCCTATTTATTAAATTTTTCATTAATCAAATGAAGTAAGTAATAATAAATACATAATATGACAAAAAATTATGCAAGAACCTAAGATCGCATTATTAGCCTTTGGTTTTATATATTTAAATTATCAAACAGTAACTTTTGAAATAAAATTAAAGAATGTATTTTTCAAATTTGTTAAATGTTTATTTGGATAACAATGAAATTCACAGAATATTGCAAACAAAAGGGTATTACATTGCAACCTGAAGATCTTAAACACATCAACAAGTGCTTAAGGTCAATACCTAAAACACAACAAAAAGCCGTTATTAAGCGTTATATTGATTTGTGGGTACATACTATGGCATCATGCGAAAAGCCTCTGCAAGCGCACAACAAAGGGCGTAGAAAGGCTAATTTATATTTACTTGATGTTATCGACAACTTTTGACGATTCTGTGTTTTTATTAGAGTTCGATGAATCAATAACATCAGTTTCACGGCTGCAAGTGCAAAAAAAACGGCAGGCATATCCCATAGCAGTGGCCCTAGTTTGGACTGTAGCTTTGGTAATGATATGATTATGGGGTTGCATATTATTGTTTTTAGGTTTAAACATGATACAGCCTCCTATTTTGAAATGAGACGTAATGCATTTTAAGTATAGCTATTAATTTATAAATGGAAAATAAAAATGGTAGAAGGAATTGTTAAATGGTTTAACAACGACAAAGGTTATGGCTTTATTGAACATAATAATCAAGATTATTTTGTTTATTATTCTGATATAAAGATAAAAGGATTTAAAACATTAAATCCTAATCAAAATGTTACTTTTGAACCACAAAAAACCCCAAAAGGTTTAGTTGCAAAAAAAGTATGCGTGTAAATGCTACATTAAAACCCAAAATAACAATATTAATAAAACTGTGCAGCCAACCATTGATATTCCAGTCAACACTTCTAATGCTATAACTCTAAATGTTTCCCATTTTTTTTGTATGTTATTACGCTCCATTAAATAATTTATTCTTTCTAATCCTTTATTCATTTTATTTAATCTCCGAAATGTTTTTATCTGCTTCTAATACCTTTTTAGCAAAACTTACCAAACCTTCCCAAGCATAAAGGTGAGTTACTTCTTTAAATAAACTTTCTTCTTGCTCATTTAAGACCTCAATTTTAACTTTATTATCAGAAACTTTAATAGCAAGTAAATACATGTCCTCGCCCATTATTTCGTACAATGTTAAATCTGCCATTTCTACCTCTTCATTAACTGTTAATTTAAATAAATTGTACGCCATTACGTACATTACGTCAAGTCAGTTATGAGTCAATTTTATACTGAAATTAAAAGTCATTTGAGTACAGCAACTTACGTGTTGTTTTGATTTGTTGTTAAACAAATATTGATTTGTTATCCACAGTTTTTGTTAATAACTTTGAAAGGTTGCAATGGTTAATTATTATGATACACTTAGTTATAAATCTATATAAGGGTATATTATGAGCGATTACGGTGATTTTGACAGAGAAAAGAAAGATAACTTTCATTATTCTGTGCCATCTATGTATGGTAAATTAGTGCGTGAACAATATAATGAGCAGCCTAAATATTGTGAGCCCGGTGAGGCTGGTGGCGGTATGAAAGGTGAGCATTCTAACCCACAAAAAGGCCCATAAGGCTTAATTTAAGCTTATAATGTATAAGGTAGTGACAATATATGGCTGAAAAAGTGTATACTGATGGTCATTGCACAAAGGCAATTGAAGTTTTATCGAATGGTGAAAGTTTGGTTGCTGTTGCTGCTGAGTTAGGTGTGAGTCGCAAGACTGTATACGAATGGAAAGACAAGCATCCTGAGTTTAAGGCAGCTATTGAAAGGGGCCTAGCTCTTTCTCAGCGTTATTGGGAGCAAATGGGTCATGATGGAACAACGGGTTCTAATAAAGATTTTAGTGCTACACCTTGGATGTTTACTATGAAATCCAGATTTCGCGATGATTATGCGGATGATAAGAGTACTGATTCTAAAGACACAGTTATTGAAAAGCTATTAGAAAAGTTGTAACTACATGGCTGATTTATCTAAGCTTAAAGACTTTAAGTTTTTCGCTGAAAACTTCTTTAAGATACGCACCAAAACAGGCTCTATTGAGCCTTTTTTGCTTAATAAAGCACAGTTATATATTCACAACAAATTAGAACAACAACTTAAAGAAACAGGAAAAATTCGTGCTGTGTGTCTGAAAGGAAGGCAGCAAGGGGTCAGCACGTATATTCAGGCTCGCTACTTTCATAAAACTATTACTAATCGCGGTATTAAAACATTTATTCTTACGCATGAAGCTGAAGCCACTAAAAACTTATTTGAAATGACCAAGCGTTATTATGAGTATTTACCTTATGGTTTGTGTCCTAAAGCGGCAAAAGATAGTGCTAAAGAACTTAGGTTGAATCGTTAGACTCTGGTTATGCTGTTGGTACTGCTGGAAATAAGGGCGCTGGGCGGTCTCAAACAGTTCAACTTATGCATGGTTCTGAAAGTGCATTTTGGCCAAATGCAGAAGAGCATGCTTTAGGTTTATTACAAGCAGTTGGCACGCAAGCAAATACTGAAGTTATATTAGAGTCAACAGCTAATGGCATTGGTAATTACTTTCATTCGGTGTGGACTGGTGCTGAGCAAGGTACAAATGGTTTTATCCCTATCTTTGTGCCGTGGTATTGGCAAGATGAATATACAGACGATGGGAAAAATTTTAAACCTAATGACAGCGATGAAGAATTATTAGAGCAGTATAAAGATGATGGCCTTACTATGGCTCATTTGGCTTGGCGTCGCAAAAAAATATATGAGTTTCATAATGATTATGATATTGGTTTGATTAGGTTCAGTCAGGAATATCCTTGCACAGCTAGTGAGGCTTTTAAAAACCCAATCGATGACACATTTATCAATGCTATACATGTGACTCGTGCTCGTAAAATTAAGGTTGAGTCAGATGCGCAATTGATTATTGGTGTTGACCCAGCTATTGGCGATAATGATAGATGTGCAATTATTCGTAGACGTGGCCGTAAGGCATACGACCTTGAAGTATTGCAAAATCATAATACGATGGAATTAGCTGGACGATTAAAAACTATAATTGAACGTGAGCGACCAACTAAAGTTTGTATTGACTGTATTGGTATTGGCGCAGGCGTCACTGACCGATTGCTTGAAATGGGGTTTAGTTGCGTTGAAGGTGTTAACGTGGCACGCTCCGCTAATGACAAAGAACGATTTGGAAATTTACGCGCAGAATTGTGGAGTGAAATGCGTGACTGGTTAACTGGCGAATTACCGGTTGATATCCCTGATAGCGATGAATTACATAGAGACTTATGTGGCTTGGGCTATAAACATAAGAGCAATGGCCAACTATTGATTGAAAGCAAAATTGATTTAAAAAAACGAGGGTTTCCCTCTCCAGATTGCAGCGATTCGTTAATGTTAACGTTTTATTTTGGTCAACACGGTGGCCAATCTACATATCAACCCATTAAACCGCCCGCAAAATTTGATACCATGTTCACATAAACAATCAAAACGTGTCATAATTAGTTAATTATTATAAAGGGATTGAAATAAATGGTTAAAAAAGCCGAAAAAGTAACCCAATTAGCACGTCAAGCCGCGGAAAAATGGCGCCAATACTTTCAAGTTAATATAGACCAATATCACGCATTTACTGAATTTGTGCTGGGTTCGCAGTGGACTGACGATGAATCTAACATGTTGCAAACTTACAAAAAAATACCACTTCAATTCAACAAACTTGCAACTCTTGTAAATTCATTGCTTGGTGAGCAACAACAAAATACACCACAATTACAAGTTGTGCCCATGGAGAATTGTGACGAAGAAACAGCAAACATACGCGAATTAATTACTAAAGAAATTATGTTTTGTGGAGGAGCAAAAAATGCGTACCAGGTCGCCGCAAGTCAAGCGTTCATTGGGGGTTTCGGGGCTTATGCGTTATGTACTGATTACAGTTTTAACAAATCATTTGACCAGGACATCGTTTACAAGCACTTTAAAGACGCAACCCGCTGCTACTGGGATATATCTGCGGAAGAATTAAATAAAACTGATGGAATGGTTTGTGGTTGGCTTACTCGCATGAGTCGCGCTAAATTTAGAGAAACGTACGGCAAAAAAATTGAATCGCAAATCATTGGTGACAACGCAATTGCTGCAAGTGAAGAAGAGGTAGCTGCCGCAACTAGCACTAACGCAACGACTGGTGCTGGTTACACATGGGCCGATGATGACAGCATAACAATACAAGACCACTTTGTTAAAAAGCTTATACCTGACGTGCTTTATAAACTTAGTAATGGGCGCATAGTAAATCAAGATGAGTTGGATGAAATTATAGATAAAAGTCGTAGCCGCATGTTAGACATGCAAATGATGGAAAAAATGCAACAACAAATGCAACAAAATCAGCAAATGCAAATGGGCATCGATGCTGGTATGGAAATGCAAGCTGGCGAAGTTTTGCAACCAGAAATGCAAGCGGCCGAAGCCGGTCAAGATGAAGTCCAAGACCAAATAATTGATGAGTACACTGACGATGTAATTACTTTATATGATGCTGGAGAAGTTGTTAGAATTGAAAGCCAAAGAACAGTCAAAAAAGCAAAAATTATCCATTACAAAATAGCTGGTGACTATGTATTAGATGAAACTGAATTTCCCTCTGAAAAATTACCTCTTATTTTTGTAGATCAAAATAGTTATTATGATAAAAACGGCAAGCAAGTTTGTCGACCTTTTGTAATTGATGCCAAAGACGCGCAAAAATATATTAATTACTTAGGTACTCAGTCAGCTTATGTTTTGAAAGTTTCTCGTTTTGACCAATGGATAGGTAGCAAGAAAAATGTATCTAGTAATGATACTGCTCAAACTTGGCGAGACCCACTAAGTCAGCAAGGCATGCTTACATATGATGAAAGCCCAAGCGGCGCAACGCCTCAGCAAGTTACACCTCCAGAATTATCCCAATCATTATTGACTCAATACCAGCGAGCTATTGAGGATTTATATACATCAACCGGTTTATATCCTAGTAGAATGGGGCAGCAAGGCAATGAAGTTTCTGGTGCCGCTATTGATGCCAGAACACGTCAAGGTAGTTATTCTACTTATTGTGCTTTTAACGCTATTAATCGCGCTATTGCGGCTGGCGGTGAAGTGTTAAATGAAATGATACCAAAAGTTTATGATACTGAGCGGGTATTAACGTTAATGACTCCTGATGAAGGGCAAAAAAATATTACAATTAACAGGCAGCACGATGAATATGGTGAATTAATAGAAAATGATATACGTAAAGGTACATACCAAGTAAGGTTGATGCCTGGGCCAAGTTATGAAGGACAAAAAGAGCAAGCTTTAGAATCGCTAAATATGGCTCTGCAAGCTAACCCACAATTGTTTAATTTAATAGCTGATTTGTACGCTGAGAATTTACCATTAATGAACACAATTGAGCTTAAGAATAGACTTAAATCACTTGTTCCTCCTCAAATTATTGAAGCTGGCAAATCTGGCAAGATGCCAAATCAAGACGGTCAACAGCAACCAAGTCCTGAAGAGCAAGCAATGCAACAACAAGCTCAATATCAGCAGGCAGAATTACAATTAAAACAACAAGAAATACAAATTAAGCAACAAGAATTGCAAATGAAAGCGCAAAAACAGCAAGCTGAAACTGAGCGTGAACAAATGCGCTTAGAAACTGAAAGATTAGAAGTGGCAGCTCAATTAGAAGAACAGAAGTTACGTTATTTAGCCGAGACAGAGCGTACGCAATCAGACCATGCTATTGCACACGCTGATAACTTGACTAAGATTTTAACACACAAGATAGGATGATGTATGGAACCTAACACTACTAGTATTGATGATGTATTGGCAACGGCACACTTGCCAAATGAATCAAAAGAAATACCAATGGATTCTCATGACGAGCTTCCTGAGTCAACAGCGCCTGCTGAACTTGAACCAGAAGAATACTCAGTCGCTGCGGAAACTAACCAAGAAGAAGAAGCCAAGCCAAAAGAAGAGGTTAGTAGTGACGATAATGAGGTAGATGATTACGGTAACGAAAGACCAAAACAAGAATCTAAAACATATACTGAAGATGAGGTAAACGAGCGTATTAACAAAGCTGTTCGTGAAAGATTGGCACGCCTAAAAGAAAGTCAACCAGCAGTTAATCAACAGCCAACACAACAACAAGCCCAACAAGCGCAAGAAGCCGGTTTTGAATATAACCCTGATAGTGCACAAGATTGGCAACAACAATTAAAGCAGTTTATTCGCCAAACAAATGAAGAAGTACAGCGTGAAACTTATCAGCAACAACAAACGCAACGTGAGCAAGCAGCTCAAGCAGAATTTGAAGATAAATTTCACAATGGCATGAGTAAATTTCGAGATTTTAGAGATGTGGTGGGTTCGCAACCTATTACTGATGCGATGACAGTTGCAACTCGAGCTATGAAAGACCCCGCAGCTTTTTTGTATGCCGCTAGTAAACGCCATAGCGATGAACTTAAACGTATATCTAGTTTGCAAGACCCTTACACGCAAATGGTTGAAATGGGCAGATTAGAAGAAAGAATGAAAAAAACCAAAGGCACAAGTCAGGCTCCAAGGCCTCTTGGGCAAACTCGCGAAGATGGCTCTATTAAAGAACCAGAAAAACGGGAGTTAACCATTGAAGAGTTAATAATGGCTAGTGATGCGCGACGACTTAAAAATATGCGTAATCGCAGAGGTTAAAATGAATGATATAGAGCAATGGATTGACTCAAAGTTATTAGAAATAGCAGAAAAATTGCCAGGGTTGGTTCATTCCGACCCGGCTAGCTTTGCTTGCGGTTATAACAGCGGGTATAAAAAAGCATTAATAGAACTAGATATGTATATACAAGAATTAAAAAATAAAACAATTGATTGTATTTAAATTAATTAAATATTTAAGGTATAAGTTATTTCTTTATAAAACAGCCAAACACATTTCACACGTTGACAATTTACACTACAAATTCTAAACTTGTATTTGTGTAATACAAGAGCTTGATTCTTTTTTAAGAATAATGATTGCCAAATCATTTATTTACACCCCCGCAAAACTGGTGTGATTTTGGGGTAAAATTGCGTCCT